CGGACCCGACGCCGACGCCGCCCCGCAAGCCGCAGCAGCAGAAACGCCCGCGCAGCCGGGGCAAGTTCCGTCCGAGGTTCTGAGACAATCTCAACCCATTGTTGCACCACCGCAACGATCGCGCGTAGGCTGTCGCGGCGGGAGGTATGCGCGATGGCAGTGACGAGCTCGGATGTGACGGCGCTGAAAGAGGCAATCGCCAGCGGCGTGCTGTCGGTGACGCAGGGCGGCAAGACGATCACCTATCGCAGCATGGCTGAGATGCGCGCCGCGCTCGACAAGGCGCAGCTTGAGGTCGACGGCAGCGCCTACCGCAAGAAGCGCGTCACGCTCGCCCGCTCAACTCGCCGGAGTCAGTGACCATGGCCGTTGGATTTCTCGCCGACTGGGTACACAAGCTCGCGCGCACGCCGCACGAGGCCGGCGCGACGACGCTGCCGATCCCCGAGGCATCGCCGCCGCCGTCGGGCCGTCGCGGCTATCACGTCGGTGCGCAGACCAGCCGCCTCAACTACGGGCAGCGCACGGTCGGTGTTGGCCCCAACGCGGTCACTTACTCCGATCTCTCAAGCCTCCGCGCTCGCAGCCGCAGCCTCAGCCGCAACAGCGGCTACGGGCGCAAGGCCGTCGACGTACTCGCAAACGCTCTCGTCGGCGACGGTGTGCGGCCGCAAGTCCACACCGGCAGCGAGGCGCTCGATCGGCGCGTCGAGGCGCTGTGGGCCGAGTGGGCAGCGGACGCGGACGCGGACGGGCGCTGCGATGTGTACGGGCTTCAGCGGCTCGCGGTCGAGGCGTGGCTAGAGTCGGGCGAGGTGCTTTTGCGTCGCCGTCCTCGCCGCATCGACGCCCCGCTGGCGGTCCCGCTGCAGGTCCAGGCGCTCGAGTCTGATTTTCTTGTCGCGGGCGACAGCTACGTCGGAACAGCGCGCGTCGGCGCGACCGACTACGTCAACCAGGGCGTGATCTTTGATCGTCGAGGCCAGCGCGTCGGCTACATCGTCTACAAGACGCATCCTGGCGACTACATCCCCAGCCTCGGCGGGATTACTGGGCAGAGCGAGGTTGTGCGCGTCAGCGCCGCCGACATTAGCCACGTCTACGACACGCGGCGGCCTGGACAGGTGCGCGGCCTGCCGTGGGCTGCGAGCGTGATCGAGGACCTCGTCGCGCTCGATGAGTACATGTACAACGAGGCGATCAGGCAGGAGACGCAGAGCAACTTCGCCGCGTTCGTCATCGGCGCCGATCAGGAAGACAACCAGGGCCTCGGCACCGTCAGCACGGACGCCGCGACGGGCGACTACTTCGACACCCTGCAGCCGGGGATGGTGCGGCACCTGTCGGCCGACCAGGACATCAAGTTTGCGCTGCCGAACGTGTCGCCGCAGCTCGACGCCTACTCCAAGACGATCCTGCGCAAGATCGCGACCGGCTACCGGCTACCCTATGAGCTGCTTACGGGTGACCTGTCAGGCGTCAACTTCTCGTCTATCCGCACAGGAATGCTGGAGTTCTACCGCATGATCGACAGCGTGCGTCCGCGCGTTGTGGAGCGCCACGTATGCCGCCCGATGTGGGGCTGGTTCATCCAGTCGGCGGTCGCGGCGGGCAAACTGCCGGCGCGCGAGGGCGGCTACCCAGTGACGTGGCACGCGCCGCGCCCGGTCCCGATTGACCGGAACAAAGAGATCAACGCCGACGTGGCCGAGGTCAACGCGGGCGTGCAGTCGCTCTCGGGTATCATCCGCAGTCGCGGCGCCGACCCGGCTACGGTGTTCGCCGAGCTCGAGGCCGACAAGGCGCGGCTTCAGGCGATGGGGATCAACACGTCTAGCGTCCTGGGCACTGAACCCGGCGCGGTCGAGACGGTCGAGGTCGAAGACGAGGCCGAGGCGCCCGATGCAGACGAGGCTTGACAACTGTCGCACCGTCGCAACAATCTGCGACACGGAGGCCCGAATGTCCCACGAGCGCAACAATCCCCCCGCCCTCGCCGCCGAGCACACCCGCTCGATCGACGATGACGCGCGCGTGCGGATGGCTCCGGGCACCTGGGACGAGGAGTCCCGCACCCTCGACATCGTGTGGAGCACCGGCGCCGACGTGCAGCGGTCTGACTGGCTTACCGGCGACCGCTACATCGAGCGCCTGAGCATGGACCCGGCGCACATCCGCCTCGACCGGCTCAACGCAGGCGCCCCGCTGCTCGACAGCCACCGCAGCCACGGCGCGGCAAACGTCGTCGGGTCCATCGTGCCGGGTAGCGTCCGCGTCGCCGACGGCGTCGGAACCGCGACCGTCCGTCTCACCGATGCCGAGGACGTTGCCAGCACCGTCCGCAAGATCATCGACGGCAGCCTGCGCAGCATCAGCGTCGGCTACCGCACCCACGGCGAGACCCGGGAGACCGTCGACGGTGTCGAGATTCGCACGGCGACCGATTGGGAGCCTCACGAGGTCAGCGCCGTCCCGGTGCCGGCTGACGCACGCGCGCAGACGCGCACCATGGAGCGGGAGCCCCCGCAGGAGACCGACAAGATGCAGGACTTGAAGCCCATCGAGACCGCGCCCACGGTGGACGCGGACGCCATCCGCGCCGAGGCGGTCGAGGCCGAGCGCAAGCGCGCTGCCGACATCCGCGAGGCTGCCGCTGCCCTGTCGCTCGGCGACAAGGCCGACGACTTCATCAGCCGGGGCGTCAGCGCCGACGAGGCCCGCGCCGCGCTGATCAACATGGTCGCGAAGGCCGACGAGGAGACCGACGTGAACAACACGATCCGCGTGGGCAAGAGCCACGACGAGCAGGCCCGCGCCGGCCTGACCAACGCTCTCGAGCATCGCGTCGGCGTTCGCAACGTCGACCTGACCGACGCTGGCCGGTCCTTCCGTGGCATGACCCTCGCCGAGATGGCGCGCGAGTCGCTGGTGCTGAACGGCGTCCCCGGCGCCGCCCGCATGTCGCTCCGCGACGCGGTGACGCTGGCGATGGCTCCGCAGGCCGCGCGCAAGCTCTCGACCGACTGGAACGGCAACGTCCGCGCCATCGGCGCCCACAGCACGTCGGACTTCCCCTACCTGCTCGCCAACGTGGCCAACAAGTTCCTGCTCGACGGTTACCAGACCGAGGCGCTCAACTTCGAGGCTTTCGTGCGTGACCGCGCGGTGCCGGACTTCAAGCAGGTCAGCGCCGTCAAGGTCGGCGAGATCACCAGCATGAGCGCCAAGCCTGAAGGCAGCGAGTACACCTACGCGACCGTCGGCGAGGAGCGCGAGGTTTACACCCTGGCCACCTACGGCAAGGGCGTGAAGCTGACCCGCGAGGCCGTCATCAACGACGACCTGGGTGGCTTCCAGCAGGTGATCAACCAGATGGGCCGCGCGTGGGCGTTCACGCAGCTCGACCTGTGCTGGGCCATCTTCACCGGCAACCCGGCGATGGGCGACGGCAACAACCTGTTTGACAGCAGCAACCACAGCAACGTGGGCACCAATGGCGCGCTCGCTCTCGGCACCCTCGCCGAGCTCAAGAAGCTGCTCCGGCTGCAGAAGGGCGTGCCCTCGACCAGCGGCGGCAGCGACGGCGCGCAGCTCAACCTCATGCCCGGTTACCTGTGCGTGCCCGCCGCCCTCGAGGAGACCGCGCTCGGCCTCATCGCTGGCGACTACGCGCCGACCACCGCCGCCACTGCGAAGAACAACTGGGTTCGCGGCCTCAGCCTCATTGTGGAGCCCCGGCTCGACGCGGCCGACGCCAACGCCTACTACCTCGGCGCGATGAACCGGCCGTTCATCGAGCGCGGCCTTCTCGGCGGCAACGCGAACCCCTACATCGACAACATGACCGACTGGGACACCGACTGCGTCAGCTACAAGGTTCGCGGCGACGTGGCCTTCAAGGCCATCGACTGGCGTCCCATCACCAAGAACGCCGGCCCGAGCTGAGCAGACTGAACCGGGCGGCGTCGGGCGCAACCTCGGCGCCGCCCTGACCACACTACGCCACTAGGAGGGCGGAACCATGGCCAAGAACGGCATCCAGACAGGCGACATCCTGACCCTCGACCCCGGCGCGACCGTGTCGAGCGGCGACATCATCCCGGTCGGCACTGCGCCCAACGTCATCATGGGCATCGCCCTGAGCGACGGCGTGAGCGGCACCGACATCGCGGTCGGCGTGCGCGGCGTCTACAACATCGCCAAGACGACCTCGCAGGCGTGGGCGGTCGGCCAGAGCGTCTACTTCGTGGCCAGCACGAGCAAGGGCAGCACCGCCGCCGACGGCAACGCGCTGCTCGGAACCTGTGTTGAGGCTGCGGGCTCGTCCGCGACCAGCGGCAAGATCCTGCTTGCCTACCCTGCATCGACCGGCGCTCCTCGCGTGCTGTTCAGCGGGCAGCTTGCCTTCGCCGCAGCCACGACCGGGACCGAGTCGGTCGGCGCGGCGTTCGACGGCAAGGTCGTGCGGGCGTTCCTGCAGACCAACGACGGCACCGCCGCGCTGGTCAAGGGTGCGATCGCGTCCGGCACGCTCACGCTCACGGCCTCGGCCTCGATGACGGGCAAGGCGTACTACGAGATCCTCGACGTGGACGTGGCCTAGCCTCCCGCGCGACGGCTGCAACGGGGCGCGCGTCGGGGCAACTCGGCGCGCGCCTTTGCGTAGGAGTTCATGCTCGACTGGAACACCATCGAAGACCGCATGATGAGCGCTGCCCGCGACCACCTCGGGCAGACGGCGACCTATACGCCGGCCGCAACGGGGATCGCCGAGTCGGTGCGGATGGTCTACCACCGCCGAAGCGTCCGTGCCGACGCTATCGGCGAGATCGGGCTGCGCATGCAGACGGTCGAGGTGTTCTGTCGTGCTGCGGATCTGTCGCAGGTGCCAGCGGTGAACGACAAGATCACGATCGGCGGCCAGTCGTGGCGCGTTGCTGGCGTCCCACAGGCTGACGGGCAGGCGGGGCTCGTCATCTCCCTCAAACTGGACCTGTCGGCCTGATGGCATACGGCTTTACCAGATCGCAACTGTTCGCTGCCGTCATGACGGCGCTTGACGGCAACACGTCGGCCAACTCGATCGTTCGGTACCGGACCAGCGAGTTCGAGCCGGGGGATTTGCCTGCGATCGTTCTTCTCCCTGAATCGTCGCAGTCCGTCGAGCGCGAACCGGACGAGCAAACGCCGAACTTCCCTGAGTTCTTCACAAAAACCTATACGTTCAGCCTCTCACTGTTCTACGCCGAGGCGGACGGTGGACAGACCGACGCCGCGGTTGATCAGTCGCTCGACGCCTTTGAGGAGGAGGTGCTGGCGATCATGCTTGAGCCGACTTGGCACGCCGCGCTTGACGGGTTCGAGACGATTGAGAGCGTGTCGCACACCTACGCCGACCCCGTTGACGGCGACCGCAAGACTGCGTTCGTGTCGCTCGTGTTCACCGTGCGCGCGGGGAGGCAGTACGATGCCGCTTAGTCGTGCCGACAAGTTCGCCCGTCGCGGCGTGCTGTGGTTCGAAACTGACGGCGTGCTCGCCCGCACGACCGACACGCGCAAGCTGTCGCCTGCGCAGATCATTCGCTCGCTCGAGATCGCAGGCATGGGCGGCATCGTCGCCGCCTACATCCGCCAGCGCTTTACGGAGCGCCGACAGACCGCACAAGGCGCGTTCGGCGGCTACCGCAGCGGCTACACGGTCTGGATCAACAAGGACTACGCCGATGTAATCGGCGCAACGCGCCGCCTGTGGCCGTCCCGCCGCGAGCTCGTCGCCCGATACCGCGTCGGTATGCTCAATGCACAGGGCGGCATGTGGAAAGGACTGCAGGCGCGCGCCTCGCAGGGCGGCAAGGCTGTTGTGATCGACTTCCGCGAGAGCAGCACGGGCCAGCACGGGCGCAAGGCCCGTCGGGCGCTGATCAAGTCTGGCCCCCGCGCTGGGCTCTACCGTAAGCAGCGCGCGTCTTCGCGAGTCTCAAACAAGCTCAAGGCCGCGACGGTGTTCAACACGTTGCAGCTCAACCCCGTGCAGCCCGCAATGCCTGAGAATCTGGCGATGGCAGACGCTATTAGCAACAAGATCGGCATCCCCCTCGCTGCAGCCATGGACGCCGAGAGCGTTCGCGTTCGCGCGGTAGGCGCGGGCGACGGGCTGCTATACACTCGACTCGCTCGCTACTGGAGGAAGTAACATGGCACGCCTAGTCGCAAAACGCCGCACCATCGGATTCGCGCGGCAGACCGCGTTGACGACCGAAAACACGACGGCCAACGAGTTCACGTACTTCCCGTGCGTATTCCCTGACCCGGACCATGCGCAGGAGCAGGAGGATTTTAGCGATCTGCAGTCCGGGCAGGCGGGCGCTTTCGAGCCCCCGGCGCCGGGTAGCAAGTCGGGCGGGAGCATCACCGTCCAGTTCCCGATGTCGGCGCTCAAGGCGTCCTACGACCCGACGAGTGAGGATCCCGGCGATTCGGGTGTCATCAGTCCCGCCGCCGTCTTGCTCGCGAACGCGATCGGCTCGGCGGGCAGCTCGGCGGTGAGCAGCGCGGCAGAGTTCGCGCAGGGCTACCACATGGCGCGCACGGGCTACGTCGCGGCGGACGCGGCGGCGGGTTCGACCACGACCGCTTTCAACGTGAACACCGACACCGCGTACACGACCGGCTCGGCCGTGCTGCTCGACTCGAGCGCGTCGGCCGGCTCGCCGTCGTTCGGCTGGATCACGGACATCACGACCGGCACCCCGGACGTGCTGACCGTCGCCGCTGCCGCTACCGTGGCGCCGAGCGCGGGCGACAACAGCTACGGCATCGCGACCGGCTACATGTCCGGCAACGACACCGTTCCGCTGACGTTCCGCGTGTCCGGCGATAACTCGGCTTTCCTCGATACCTACATCGGGTGTGTCGCCAAGAGCATCAAGCTCGACCTCGCCGCGAAGAAGACCGCGATGTGCGAGATCGTGTTCCAGTTCGCCGACCGCAAGCGCTACGGGTCCGGCGGCGGTATTCAGGACATCGCCTCGTTCCAGCGCGTGCGTCCGACCCTGGGCAACGCGGGCGGCCGCTTCCTGTACGACGGCTCGGTCACCTGCGGCTTCATGGAGATGGAGATCAGCATCGAGTATGAGATCGCCGACGTGGAGTGCCCGAGCGCGTCCGAGGGTGTCTCTGAGTTCGTGCGCTCGATCTCCTCGGTCGAGCTCGCCGCCAAGGTCCCGCTCGACTCCTCCGACAGCGTCGTCGCGAACATGGGGCCGTTCGAGCAGAAGTACAACACGCAGGCAAACGCTGAGCTTCAGCTTGATGTGGTCTCGATGCCGGGTTCGTCGTTTTCGGTGTTCCTGCCGGCCGCGCACGTCGCCGAGGCGCCGCAGCGCACCCAGGTCAACGGCATGATCGCGACCGAGGTGAAGTTCCGTCCGAGCCGCTACACCAGCGACACGGGCAGCACGGCGCCGGCCGACAGCGTGCTGCGCTTCTGCGTCTGCTAGGCGCAGGCCGACATCAACAACGCCAACGGACGCGGGAGGTTCAGAATGGCGATTTTCAAGCTAGCGGGCGACTCCGCCTCATTCGTGTGGGGCGCGGACCCCTCGACCGACGATAGCAAGCCCGAGGCCTGGGGAGGGTGGTACTACGCCGACGGTCAGCCCGATGGATGCACCGTCGTCACCGTGCAGGCCGTGAGCGAGGACCACGCCTCGGATGTTCACGCGACGACCGAGGCTGCGTGGAAGCACGGCGTGTCAAGCGTGGACGGGGACGCAGCCGACCCGGCCGCGTGGCCCCCGGTGTTCCGTCGCGCCGTCGCCAACCTGGTCCGCGCTGTGTCGTCGGGGCTCGTGTCGCTGGTCCCTCCGGGGGCGTGATTGCTCTCGACGGCGCCCCGGCTGCGGCCGGCGAGGTGCTGCTAGAGCTGTCGCGCCTGTTGTACGACCTTGACAACCAAGCCAACCTCGCGCCGTGCGACCATTGCGGGGGCGCGGGCGAGCTCGACGACGGCACGCAATGCACGGCCGACCCGGGCGAGTGGATCGTTGACCGGCAATGGTCGCACTGTCCCTATGGGATGCTTACGTCGCCGCAATGGCAAGCGTGGCAACGGCTCGACGCTGCGCGCAGGGTCTCACCGCTCTCCGCTTGGCCGGAGCGGTATGCTTGCGGTACGGTATCGGCGCTGACCGCGCTGCATCACGCCGAGATCGAGCGCGACAACCGGCTGCGGAAGCAGGCAGCCAAGCGGGCGAGGTAGCAGGATGGCAGTCGCCGCGTCAGTCAAAACGATCATCAAGCTTGAGGGCCAGGACAACGCCTCGCGGGCTGTCAACAAAGCCTCGAGCAGCGTTGGGCGCCTCAACCGCGCGGTCCAGTCGGCGCAGTCGTCGTTCGGCCGCATGGGCCAGGCGGTGCGCTCGGCGTTTTCCGGCGATGTCGCGGGCGCCGTCGGCAACGTCTCGGGGATGCTCGGCAGCGCCGGAGGCATGGCGGGCGCGGCGGCGGCGGCGGCGGCGGGCACGGCAGCCCTCGGCGCGGCGGTCGCGGTCGCCGCGTACAAGTTCACCGAGTGGAGCGTCGAGATCGAGCGGACACGCGCGGCGTTGGATTCGACGTTCGGGACTGGCAAGGGCGTTGAGACCGCGATCGGCTTTGCGCGAGCGATCGGCGGCGTCGGCGTCGATTCGGTCGCCAAACTCGCGACCACCCTCAAGGCAACTGGCCTCAGCGCACAGATCACAGCGGCGCAAATGCAGGAGCTTACCGCGCGCGCTACCACGATGGGCAAGAGTGGCGACGAGGCTTTGACGGCCTTCGCGCGCGCGATTCAGACGGGCAACACGCGAGCGCTGCAGCAGGTCGGCACGTTCATCAACGCGGGGCGAGTGCTCGACGAATACGCGAAGGCCGCTGGCAAGACCACGACCGAGCTGACGCAGTACGAAAAGCAGGTCGCGGTGCTCGCCGCCGTGCAAGAGAGTCTCGATCAGCAGATGGGCTCCACATCGACCACCTTTGCCCGCCAGGATGACGTGCTGGCGCGATTGTCGGTGGCTTGGACTGATTTCAAGTTCCAGCTCTCCGAGGTGCTGGCGGGTCCGGCAGCGGGCATTCTTGAGACGCTCGCGGAGGCGGCGGAGGCCATGGCGCGTTTTGGCCGTGTCGCGGCAAGCGTTGCCGTTGCGCTCGGCACCACCTTCACCGCTAACACCCGCGCGGCCGGCATCGCCCTCGGCGGCATGGCAGCGGCAGCAGCAACCCTCGCGTCGGGCGGCTCGCTCAAGACGGCGGTGGGGTTGCTTGAGCGCGCCAGCGACGACGCGGTCGCAAGCGGCATTGGCAAGAGCGCGGACGCATGGCGGAAGGTCTACGACGAGATCAGCAAGGGCAGTGCGAAGGTCCGCGCGGTGCAGTCGATCAGCACATCGGGGGGTCTCAAGAAATACCTCGCCGATGTTGATGCAGCGATCCGGCTAACCGACAAGATGATCGAAAGGGCGGATGCGGCAATCAAGAAATCCGCCGCCCGCAGAGGAGGCACAGGGAGGAAAACAAAGGCGGATCCTGCAATCGCTGCCGCAATCGACGCTGAAAGGGCTCATGCCGACGCGCTCGATGAGGTCGACAAAATCAACCGCGAGGCGGCCGCATCGACGCGGTCGCTTGAGGACGCGCGCTTGCGTATCGCCGCGCTCCAGGCGGGCGACGATCTGCGCGCCAAGATGCGCGTTGACCTCATGCGCGTTGAGTTGCAGCTCCAGCGGGACATTGCTCGCGTCCGCGCCTCTGCGGTGACCGAGCAGCAGAAGCAGGCGCAGATCGCAGCGTTGCGACAGGAAGCAACGCTCAAGGGGCGCCAGGTCATCGCCACGGCAGACAAGGTCGCAGCGGACATCAAGCGCCAGGCGCACGAGCAGGAGATGCGCCAAATCAAAGAGGCTGCCGATGCTCGCGCCGCAAACGCTTCCGCCGCAATCACTGAGGCTTTCGAGATTGCAAACGCGGGCGTCGACGCCGTCGAGCAGTTGATCGGCGCCAACCGAGTGCTAGCAGGCGTCCGCGCCGCAATCTTTGCCGCAGAAGCCGCTTTTTCGTTCGCTTCTGGCCACATCCCGGCTGGCATCGCCAAGACCGCCGCAGCGATCAACATGGCTCGCCAGGCGTTCGCCGCAGCGCCGACCGTGTCGAAACCGTCCGCGCCTTCGGGGTCGGCAGGCGGCGGAATCTCCGGCCCTGCACCGTCCAGCGGCGGTGGTGCTGCTCCCGTGTTCAACATCGTCTTGAATGGCGTGATGACGACCCGCGCCGAGGTCGGCGCAGCCATCGACAAGGCGACCAAAGCCGCAAAGATGGCGGGGATGGCGGGCGCATGATCGCGATCGGCACAATGGACGCATGGGAGTCGGTCACCATCCAGCTTGATGACGGTGGCGTTGTAGGCGTCGAGGAGTGGACGCCAGCGGCGGGCGTGCGCGACGGCTACGCTGCGATTCTCGACTTTGTTGCGTGGCTTGATAGCACCTACAGCGACACGGCTACTTGGACGTGGATCCGCAATGACTCCGCGCGCGCGGCTGTGTCGCTTGAGTTTGGCGGGACCTACAATTACATGTCGAGCGCTGCGGCACAGTCGGTGCTCGGCGTCGGTGCGTCCGGATCGGGCGTCCCCTCGCTCAATTGGGACGACATCTTAGGCACCCTCGTGCCAGACAACGCGGCAGCGTCCGCGCTGTCCGACAACTACTGGCGCAGCGTCCGCGACCCGGCACAGGGCGCGGGCTCCGGCGCCGTTCGCGCGGCGGTGCCAGGTCTCGCACCTCACCGTCCCCGTGTCGTTTGGCAGGGCGTCACGCTCGATGCTGAGGCGCTGCGGCTGGCCCTTGCGTCGGCGAGCAACCCGAGGCAGGCGAGCGTCTATACGGCCGACGACGGCTGGATCACGGGCGCCCTTGGCCCGGTGTCGCGGCAGGGCTCGCGCGGGCGCTACAGGTTCGCCGCTGAGGTGCTGGCATGAGCGGCCGGATCGAATGC